TGGGGGAACGGTACGCGCCATCAAGACCACCAAGGACGCGGTGGTGCGCAGCCAGTGGGACACGGGGATGCAGCTCTATCCCATCGTTTGGATGAATTGGGACTACGTGCAGAACTGCTATCACGGACAGGCGGCGGTGACCGGGCTGATTCCCAACCAGATCTTCGTGAACAAGATGTTTGCCATGACGATGATCTCCCTCATGACCACCGCCTATCCGAAGATTGTGTACGACAAGACCCGGATTTCCCGGTGGGACTCCGGGGTGGGAAAGGCCATCCCGGTCA